TATAAGCGCCAGCGTCTATATGCGACAGCGGCTATAAGCGCCAGCGGCTATAAGCGCCAGCGGCTATAAGCGCCAGCGGCTATAAGCGCTAGTCCATGTCCGGGTCCACCTCCCGAATCACTTTCAGAGCAATCGTTGCAGGGCGGTCGGATCCCTTCGGCAGTGAGATATGCGCAATGCGATTCTGGCGAAAGAGGTCCACCTTTGCCTCTACCGCCTCGCCATTCTCCACCCATCCGGTCAGCAACTCCTTCAGTTCCCTGTAGCCGCCATCCCGCTCTGAGAGCCCATTTGCCTGGAGCCCCTTCAACAGACGAATCGTTTCTCTCACCCGGTCCTCCTTTGGCTTATTCTCCGGAACACTAGACATTCTAAAGGTATTCGAGTACAATGTTTAGATGATTGAGTTCTCCTTTTACTCGGATCCAGTTCCCCTTCTTGCGCAAATGCGCGCAGCGCCCCCGGGAACACGCCTCCGCTGTCCACGGCCTTCCTGCGTTGCAGAGGAAAACTACTTGCTGCTCTTTGAAGAGTTTGCCCCAGAGATTGATTTCGTGGATGGGCCCGGGGCTTTAGGCCCTCCCGGCTCCTACGATGTCTCCCGTCTCGGGATTCCGGATGCGCAGATGCTCCCCGTCACAGGAGAGTTTCTTCAGTCGCTCTGCGACTATACTGTCTTAGACCGCGCAAAGGCGTCTGAGAAACATGTCTGGGTGGATGCTGCATGTCCAGCCGAACGGCAACTTCTGATTGAGGAGGAGTGGCCCTTCGACGTTAGTGAGGCCCGTAGTCTCTTTATCTATCCGGTAGGGAATACCACTACAAGTGCGCGAGTCTTCTCTACCCTTTGGCCAAATCTTCGACTAATCATCTTTCATAACAGTGATTATTCCGTAGACTATAGATCTCTTGTAGCCTTTCTGGAGAGGCACCCAAGGGTCCATTTCTGGGCAGTAAACTCTGTCCGGTGGCATCCCCGCATTCGGTGCATCCCTCTTGGTGAACCAAATCGCATTTGGCGCGGGGGGACCGTGGACTATGACCCGCCCATAACGATTTCTCGCCGTACAGAGCGCTCGATAGATGTTTGTCTGCCACATTGGGGTATTACGCATCAGATTCGGCTTGATTGGCGGAAAGAGGCGGAGGCCCTCAGTACGCCACGACTCCATAGGGGACCTCAGATGCCCAAGGAGGAGTATCTCGAGTTTCTTACTGACTGCCGCTCCATGCTCTGTCCTCGGGGAAATGGTCTTGATACACACCGAGTCTGGGAGTGTCTAGCGAAGGGTACGTGGCCTATCGTACAAGATAACGCACATACACAGTTGCTGCTACGACAATATCCTTCTCTGCCGTTGCTGATTATAGATAGTCCCGAGGACCTGGATATGTCTATTCCGGAGGAGCTGCCGCGGTTTCATCCCGTGCTTCTCCGGGAGTACTGGGAGGTACTATTCCGCAGTCACATGGAGTAAGGCGCGCCAAGATACCGGAAAGCGCTCCTCAATAAGCTTCGATACGGCAGAAGCATACATCTGAATCTCGGCCTGAGCGTGCGGATCTAAACGCAGCGCGCAGAGTCTTGCATACGCGGAAAGGCTCCCAGTCTCAATGAACTCTGTATACATCGACTGCGGGAGAACACCACGCGCCACTTCGGGAGCCACCTTTTGCTCCAGAAGAGACTCGTACGTCGCAATAGCGAGTGCCTGAAAGGTCTTGATGGTCTCATGAACCTCTGCAGCATGAGCAATAGGGGTTGGCTTCGATCCCTGCTTCTTGTTCGTGTCCCGCTCCCTCAGCGACTCTGGCGGCGGGAGATAGCATTCGGGTGTGTCATCGACGTATCGGCGACTCACCTCATTGCGCGCAAAGCCAATCGTGTGCCGAAACCACTCGCGAGCCACATAGATGGGCATCTTAAGACGAAACCGGATCTGTGGATGGAAAAAGGGAGTAGTATGATTATGTTCCGCAAGATACTTGATGAGCTTCTCATCCTTTGGCTCCATGGTAACGGACTCCTTTGCGAAACTCACGCGCGCCGCATTCACCACCGTGAGGTCGTCACCAAAGGTGCCCAGTAACTCAACAAAGCCGAGGCCATCAAGAAGCTTTGACATTCTACAGAGGTATCGTAAGACTCGTTTAGATTAGGTGCAGCCGCAGCCAGTATTCGAGCACGAGTTACACAGCTGAGAGCCCGTAATAAACTGCTGACGCTCTTGATACGAAGGAAAGGTTGTTACGCAGGCCTGAGGACTCGCGCAGGCCAGTGAGTTTGTAATACAGGCAGTGGGTCCGTAGAAGGTAGGAAATGCCGTAAAGGTGCCCGACCAGGTTATCCCCGTGCCACCCGGCCTCGCTGAAAATGTAAATCTGTCCACATCAGTAACCACTAGAACATAATAGATAGTATTCAGCGCAGGAGTTGAACTCCATGTAATAGGACCAGTGCCAATACTTCCAAAGACAAATGCGTCGCCAACCTTCAGTCCGTGATTCACAAAGGTTAAGTTAGGAGATGTCGCCGCCGTAGTACTATTGAGTCCAGAGCGATTGAAGACGGTCGCCTTATAAAAGCCGTATATCGTCTGTGCCTGCTTCTTTCGTAAGATGTCACTAGAGTCCATGGAATCTAAAGATGTGCTATATATTCTCTATAGGGAAATGTGTGGTATCTTCTTTTATACGGGTGGTGTGCGCTACAGTAGCGGGGATGCGCTGCTCCGCGCAGTTCAGAGCTTGGAGGCACGGGGGCCCGAGGAAACACGGGTACGAACCATCGACGGCTACGGGACCTTCGGATTTACACGTCTTGCGATTAACGGGCTGAATGAGCTCGCCATGCAGCCCATGACGCAGGAGGACCGCACATGGATGTGTAATGGGGAGATTTACAACTGGAAGGCGCTTGCGGATCAGCATGGACTGAAGCTAACCACGGGGTCGGACTGCGAGATTCTGGGTGGCCTGTATGAGGCCTTCTGTATGTCGGGCATTTCCCTGGACACATTCTTTAAGGAACTTGACGGTGTCTTTGCGCTAGTTATTGTGGATGAGGGGCGGCAACAGATTATTGTTGCGCGCGACCCCTATGGCGTGCGTCCGCTCTATAGGGGTGTCTCCTATACCGCATATGGTTCATGGCCGGTGTTCGCCTCGGAGAGTAAGGCGCTCACCACATACTGTGAGCACATTGACCCCTTTCCGCCGGGCCATTATCAGGTCATTCATATGCTGGGCAAGGATAACTATCACGTAGATGCGCCGAAGGCCTATCATATGATTCCTTTTGTGAAGCAGCCCTATTACAGCGACGCGGCCGTGGCGACCGCGGCCATCAAGGACGCACTCATTAGCGCGGTAAACAAGCGCGTCGAGAACACCTCGCGAGAGATTGGCTGTCTTCTGAGCGGGGGGCTGGACAGTAGTCTGATTGCGGCCCTTGTGGCCAGGCGGCTGAAGGAGAAGGGTGGCCTTCCTCTCCGTACCTACAGTATTGGCATGGAGGGCTCGTCAGATCTGCTTCATGCGCGCCTAGTGGCTGAGCACATCGGCTCCATTCATACGGAAGTCTTTGTGACTGCGGAGGATCTCTTTGCAGCCGTGCCCGATGTGATTTATGCCATTGAGTCCTATGATACTACCACGGTGCGTGCATCTGTGCCGAACTGGCTCCTCGCAAAAAAGATTCGGGAGACATCCGAGTGTAAGGTGATTTTTAATGGCGATGGCTCGGACGAGGTCTTTGGCTCCTATTTGTATTTCAATGCGGCCCCATCCGATGCGGCCTTTGAGGATGAGTCTCGGCGGCTTCTCAAGGATATCCATATGTTTGATGTGCTGCGCTCGGATCGGAGCATCGCATCGAATGGCCTAGAGGCGAGGACCCCCTATCTGGACAAGCAGTTTGTCGCAACGGCGCTGGCGATGCCTACGGAGTTTCGGCGGCCTGTTCCGGGTGGTTTGTGTGAGAAGTGGCTGCTGCGTAAGGCCTTTGATGATGGGACGCTGCCGGCGAAGGTGCTTTGGCGTAGAAAGGAGGCCTTTTCGGATGGGGTGAGTGGCGAGAAGTCGTGGTACCAGTCTGCAAAAGAGATGGCAGAGGCCGTGATGCCTCCCAACTGGAAGGAGGGGACTGATGCAAAAACGGCCGAGCAGGCGCACTATAAGCACTGTTATATTCAGTCGTATGGGATATCAATGCTTCATATGAATGTTCCCTACTATTGGATGCCGCGCTGGACGCCTGGCGCGGCGGACCCGTCGGCGAGGACACTGTCGTTCTATTAAGATAGCATGGCGCAGATACCGCTTCCCAGAAAGAAGAAGAAGGAATAGCCTATAAGAATCATGGCCTGCTCGGCGTCTCCAAGAACGGCGTAGTTCAGTGGCGCGCAAACAAAGAGAAGGGTGGCCACAGTAAAGAGTACAGAGGGCGTCGAATAGCCATAACGGGGGCTGGGGTAACTAGAATTCGCAATCTGGTCCATAGGTGTCGTATACATCACACTCGTCGAGCAGGCCGTAAAATTTATTTCGGCGGTGTAAACCAGTAACAGTACAATGCGCGCCACCGCAGCACAGTGCCTCGGGCGTCTTGTGAGGGATGGGCCACGGGGCGTCCATATGCTGGAGTTTGAACGCGGGGATGGGCTCTTTCATCTGCCTATTCGCTGTAGCACGATTGCTCATAGTGGCGACCTGTGTGATGCCTGTATGGCGAGGGAGAAGAAGACTGAGGAAAAGGTCAAAGAGATTACTGGGACAACGATTAAGGGCACGCTCCCCTCGTATTTGATGGGTCGCGTCACGGAGCCGATTCCCTTTTGGAGTCGGCTCTATGGCGGTGCGTGGTACAATCTAAAGATTCAGGAGGGATGTACAGTTAGTGAGGAGAACATGGGGAAGATAAAGAAGGCTGTTGCTGCGGCGTATGATGGGGTGGAGACTGTTGAGCCGCAGCCGATGCCTACTGGGTCGCGAAAGACGAAGGCCAAGGCCAAGGTGGCTGCTACAGAGATAGTGGATGAGCCAGTAAAGAAACAGGTGTCGAAGAAGGTTGCTAGTACTCCTACGGAGCCTGTTGCGGGCCAAGCGGTTGCCATCATACCGCATCCTGCACAAGAACTTCCCGTTGAGACTGTCCGAGAAATCAAGGTGAGAAAGCGGGAGATTGATGGTCGCAGTCTCTATCTTGGCCCTAAAGACAAGGTCTATGATCTGAAGTTCAAGTATCTTGGGCGCCTTAAAGACGATGCAATCGTCTCCTTCCCTGATTCCGACGAGGGGATGTAAATGAGGAGGTAGATATATTTTTCCCTACTCTAAGAAATGCGCGAACCATTTGTTAATCCCAATCGCTGGAAGGTGATTGGGGTCTACAGAAACTGCCAGCTACCCTATGTTCCGCTTCCCCCGCTTCCCAAAAAATTGAAGCGTCCTGTCGCCCAGCAGCCTGTACAACCATGCCAGTCATCTTCTTCAACACAAACAGCCATGACAACGACCTGAAGGCGCACTTCAAGCAGTCGAATCAGAAGAATCTGCGTCTGATGCTGTGGGCCGGTGACGGGAAGCACGACGGTATCACGGATGTTCGGCGTCTTCCTGGCTACGACATCTACTTGTGCGCGGGATGGCAGCAGTACTTTCAGGATAACTGTGACGAGTTGACAGACCGGCAGACGCTGTGTGTTCTTGACATTCACTGCGAGAAGCATATGGCGCTGTTTCACTACGTCTATGATGGCTGCTTCGCCCAGATTGACTCGGATTACTTTGGAAATACGCCCACACTTCCTCTCACGGACTACACAAGTCTTCTTCAGCCAGGAGGCACCGCCTATAACATTGAGGGCATCAATGGACTTATTATGCCAGAGGAGAATCTGTATGGGATGCTTGAGCTCTTTGCACCAGTGCTCCCTTACGAGGTTCAGAAGCAGCGGAAGTGGTGCTGGCCGGTGCTGGAGCTGTCAAAGAGGGATGATCTGGATCCCGGAATGGTGTGGACCTCTCCTGACCTGAATCACCCCTACTATGCCTACGTGAAGGACAAACAGAGGGACTTTGAGAATGAGCAGCGGCGGCGTTCAGGCATATGGCCACAGTGTGAGGACACCCTTCAGGCGCAATGGACAAAGGCGAATTCCAAGCTGCTTCTCACCTCGCTACGGCAGCATCTGCCAGGCGGCCACGCCGCCTTTGAGGCCGTGCTGCCGCACCTGAGCCGCTTTGACGAGTTTCTGGGGAACAAGATTGATCAGCTCCTCAGCATCAAGCCGCGATTCACCCTTGTTCATCCGGACTACGAGAATGAGAAAAAGGTGAATCATGATAGCATTATGAGTGCAGTCTGCTTCAAGCAAACTGTACTTAAACTGCTTATGACACATCTGCCCGACGGGCTCCATGCTAGCATCGGGGCCTATTGGGATGAGCGCTATGCCGATACGCGGCGCGCATACGGGATTAGGCTGAAGAAGGAGGGGCCGCAGCAATAAGGCGCCGTGTAAGCGCCCACAGCCCATCCACAGAACAGTTCCGCTTCCACCAATCGCGGCACGCAACTGACATCACCATCCAGCGGTCAGGAGTGATTTTTTCCAGCGCATCCTTTGCAGCCGCCGGATCCATCGCCCTTAAATAATGGAGCCCCTCCACCGGCGGCTCCGCGTAACGTGTCATGTCTACATCGGGACCACAGATGGGGACGCAGCCCATGGCCATACACTCAATCTCTCGATGACACTTGAAGCCGTAACCGGCCAGACACAGCCCAAACCACGCATTGGATAGCAGCTCCAAATACTGCTCATGCGTATACGGATATGGCTCAGACCCCTGGATATGGACAAAGTCGTCACAGACGGTCGACCAGTCGTGGCGTGTGCGATGCCCCTTCTGAACCGAGTTCTCAGATTTCCCATAAAAGACAAAGGTCTTTGTGCGCGCCTCCCATGGCTTTAAGGGCAGACCCTTCTGAACAAGATCCTCAACCAGCAGGGGACGACGCGGCCAGAAACTCCAGGAGAGACCCTTAGGACCCTGTGGCGCCGGATTCCCAAAGAGTGCCCTTGTCCACTTCATCTCTCTGGAAGGAGAGTGCATCAGCCACTCTATGGTCGGGCGGTCATACAAGAGAATCTCACCGATGCCCCCTAGCCAAATGTTTGCGGAGGAGGACCGTTGTACCGTGACATAGCCGCGACGACCCCACTCCTCACAGATTTCCCGAAAGGAATCACCCGCATGCGCAAAGAAGCCGCTGTGGCCACTAGGAAGAAGAAGAGACGGCACAGACTCAGTAGGAATGGAACACTCGGCAAGAATAGCTCCAGCAAGCTTTGTCGTCAGCCCCACAAGGTCCTTTTCCGTAGGTGTGCCCTTTGGCACAATGGTTAGGCGATGCGCCAGCTCCGCAGCGGCGGCCGTATGAAGGGTGACTGCACTCGGCTCCATCTCCGATTGAACCTCCCACACAAAGCCCCCATGCGGAAGAACCCAGCACCAGGCTGTAAGAGGGTCGCTCTTTCCTACGATGAGTCCCCAGGCCCCGCGCAAAGAACGAAGAGAGGCCTCCAGAGATGTGCGACTCGTCCACAGCAGTTTCACGCTTAGGACCCCCTCCAGCTCCCGCTCAATCCTTTCTGCAGAATCCTGAGTAATCCATTTCTCATCGACTACAATAATCAGCTGCTTCTTCTTTACTTCAGCCTCCCAGCCTCCAAGGCCAAGAGCCCCGCGCAAAGCCCCAATCTCCTCCTTTGACACATACTGCGGAGGGGTATCCTGATAGGGCCACATCACAGCAGACTCGCACCACGCCTGCTGCGTCTCATCACGAGAAATCACTGGGATTTCCGTTGTAGGCCACGTAAACATGCGAAGCAGCTCACCGCACTCTGGCTTTCGTGAACACCAGAATTCACCGGATGCTGAACCGAATCTCTGTCGCATCAGGAACACCTTTGACATGTACTCCAGGAGATATCTCTGAGGACTATCAGCAACCACATCAGGTAGCGGCGCAATGATCCCCTGCTTCACCAAGAGAGATGCAGCCAGATAACTGACTCGTGATGCGCCCCACGCTTCAGCAGAAGCCTTGCTCTTTCCAACAAGCAGCGTGTCATAGGTGTAAGCGAGGCCATCTTTTGTATAAAACGTATCGTTCAGCGTGGACACCCGCACCGGCTCACTGCTCCATACATTTGGGCCATCCGCATCGAGCTGTACAGTATCATTCGTTGTTCGCGCAACCATTGTACAAAAGGTGCGAGCCTGTGCTGCTGTAAGAGGTCCCTTGATCCGGCGCTCAATTGGCGCAAGACTCATTAACTGCGTTCCCGAAATCTCTCGAACCGGCTTCATATCATGAAGGCCCGTTGGTTGAATGTAGAGAAAGCTCGGCTTCTCAACGACTCTCCGCGGGTCATAGCTGCGAATGCCACTGCTGTGAAGATGATAGGTCTTCATGGTAAGTGCAGGGTTAGCCACCAAGAACTTCTTGCGAAAGAGTTCAATCGTGATAGCATTATCGCAGCCGCCCTGACCAAAGGGAAACTCGAGTGCAGCCCAGTCCCAGGTGACGGCCTTCACAGCAGTGGAGGAGAGCACCCAGGTATCCTGAGAATCCGCCCGTGGCCCAAACAGCTTCGCATCCTCGGTCCTGTCTGCGGTCGTAACATCCCAGCGCAGCAGCGCGAGAAACTTTGGGACAGTCTCAATATCTGTAGACCAGAGGGCCCTCCATGATGGCCCGTCGAGAAAAATGTCGGCATTTGCAAAGGTCACAAGAATATTGGGCGGGGCCTTCTCATAAATCCACCGAATAACGTCCGCATAGGTGAGCCGCTTCCCAACGACCTGTTCCTCGACCTTGGGGGCTGGCGGCGCACATGCCGTCTCATCAAGCAGAATAATCTTGTCAATCACGCCGCATGCGATATTCTTCTGTAGGCAGGCGTCAATCTCTACACGGCGCGAAGAGTTCTGCGGACGATAATACTGGGTGACCAGCCACAGAGGCTGTGGGATCTCCATGGTCTCTTGAAGACGAAGGCCGCGGAGATCCCGCCCCGACGGATTCGTAGCAGGAAAGGTGCGAGCAAAATGAAAGAGGAGTGACAGCAGGAGCTTAGCATCCTCTACAGACCCATCCCAGGCCCCGCCGACAAAGGGATACATCTCATGGAGCTCCTCGAGACATACCACATTGCCGAGTCCCATCTTCCCAAAACTCTCCAGTCCCATGTGCTTGACAAGCTTCTGCGGGACTGCGACAATCTTTGCCTTCGCAGCGTTGCCCGCCTTGCACCAGCTCGAGCAGGCTTCCTCAGGTCCAAGACATAGCACAATCTCTGGAGGGAGCCCTACTGCGCTAAGTGAAATGGCGGCTGCTACACTCGTCGCACCAGTATCCCAGCGGTCTAGGCGCTCCGTCGCACTCGGCGCAGACTCATACCACGCCAGAGTTTTCTGATCTCTCCAGACAGAGGTATCAACATTCATAATACGAATATCCTTTCCTGTTAAGGGATGCTTAGCAAACATCTTCACTAGAGATACATAGGGAAGGGACCTTAGGCTTGTTTACTATGGATACGCAATGGACCGCGTTGCATATCTAGTAAATTCCACCCCCGACTATTATTATATGTTGCCGCTACACTTTCTCTTGATGCGGCGTTATGCGCCCTTTATAGAGCATCTCTTTCTCGCTTCAGAGGTTCCAGACCATCCTATCTGCAGTGAGGTTGCGAACAAGCATGGGGTCACGCTGATTCCCTTGGAGCAAAAGGATGCGGGATTTCTGGCGAGCCGCGCCGCTGCGCTCCAGCAGCTCAGTCTTTCAGGCAAGTTTCTCTATGTTCTTCCGGTTCAAGAGGATTTCTTGGTAGACCGCACTCCAGATTTGGGTGCTCTTGCCGAGGCTCTGACGATTATGGAGGATTCCCATGGACTGATTGCGAGTGCGCGGCTGATGCCCTGTCCTGGGCCAAGGGGCCCACCCATGCCATCGAGACCGCTGTGGGCGGGCCTGACGCCTACTACTGACGAGTACGGCTTCACCTTTCAGGCCACGCTGTGGTCCCTCGAGGCCTGTTGTGCATGGTACATGGGGATCATGGCTCGGCTAGAGGAGGGGTGGCCGGCCGCGTCCACGTCGCCCGAGCAGCGAAGGCATATTGAGATCCGGGTAAACATCGCAGAGAATGCTGATGGTCAGCAGTTCTTTTGGAAGTTCTTTAAGTCACGTCGGCAGGCGCATATTGGATGGATTCGCGCAGGACCGTGGTCAAATGCTGTGTATCTATCGCCATGGCCCTACAGGCCGACTGCGATTGTCCAGGGTCGCTTAGAGCCGTGGGCGGCGGAACTTGCGCATAGGGAGGGCGCTGCGCTCATAAAGCCCCGAGCCACCGTTGTACCAGAATCGGTTCAGGAGCGTGGGCGCGGATATTAAGAGCCAGGCTAGAAGAATCTAAACATCCGGCTAAGGTTGACTGTCTCTCTAGGCGGCGGCGGGCGGCGTGGTGCCGGCGCTACATATCTCCTGAATGGTTCTTCCTCATCCTCATACTCATAGTCATACTCATCCTCATCCTCAAAGCTCTCAACAACAAAGCGGCGAGTAAAATACCAGACAGTCACGAAAACAAGGGCGTGCGTGGCCGCAACGATCATCTTGGACCCTCCCCTGGGCAGAGTCAGAAGAACACCGGGGGTCAGCACAAAAAAGAGCAGACCAAGAAAGAACAGGGTCTTCATCATTTCGGTCTTATATTTTATACGCAGATTTTATGGGCCAGGCATCGGAGGAGCATTTCCAGTTTGATTATAGAGATGGAGATATACCCCATTATTTCGCGGAGTATGATTATCAACATTTACTATCTGATTATTACTGAAGCCGCTACGCGCGTTCAAATAATAATCACAATAGCCATCGGAGACGAGGCTCGCCATGGCCCCAGGAATACGATGGTACAGGGTATAGTATCCACCAGAAGGTCCATCAATCGCCGCATTGTTTGTTAAGACTGCCGGGTCGAGCTGGAACTTCATCTGCGTATTGTAAAAGTTTGAGCAATACGCATTCGACATCTGGGAAAACATATAGCCCCCATTCGTGTCGAGAATCTGACGACCCACGCGGCGAGATTCATATTGGACAAAGCTGGAAAACTCCTTCACGAGATTCATGGGAGTGCTTGCACCCAGATACATGCGCTGGAAGAAATAGCTCGGATTCACTTCTAAGAAGACCTTTGTCGTCGAGTTCGGATGGATGTAGCGTAGAAAGGGGGCCATGGTAAAGGAGACTGTGCTAAAATAGACATCACCAGTCGTGTAGTCTGGATAGGTCTCGACAGTAGACATGGGTATGTTCGATCCGAGCGAACGACTCCAATCCCAGCCATAGCCGTTATATTCATCACTATTGTAAAAGGTGGAGAAGGGCAGGCTGCTCACGAAGCTCGCATATCCTGCATTCGTCGAGAGACTGCTGTACGCAAAGGGACGCCATGCACGCGCCTCTCCAGAAAGGTCCGAATACCCTTGCGCACTAAAGCTGCTAATCGAGAAGAACACCGCGCGCAGATCCGTTACAGTAGAAAGCTGAATGTCTCCCACGCCGATGAACTTCAGCGTGGACTGCGATGAGGACATCACAATGTTTTCCGCGTTCGGCACAGCCTGGGCCGCAAGCCGAGAGACAGTTGGCACTGTATTCTGCGCAACCAGAAGATTAGGTGCCTGCGCATTGAAGGAAAGGGTGCTGTTCACGTTATCAACATAGATGCTAAGAAGCCCCTGGACTCCTGTTGTGCTAAAGGGTAGCGTCGCTCCAATATCCATGGCGGCCATAGTGGACCCCTGAGAATCCCGCACGGTGTTATAGCTGTTCACAATAATGGAACTTACCGAGTCCCAGTATGCGGCACCAGCTCCATCAGAAATCAGAACATACGACTGGGGAATATAGCCATTTGTCGCAGAACGGACACTGATTTGTCGGAGAGTAATCTGGTCCGTGTCTATGGATCTTCCACTTGATGCCATCTTTCTGTCTTAGAAGGATACATTCTGTATGCTGAGGAAATACGAGTTCATGAACGCATAGACGACAGTGATGGGATATCATAGAGCATAAGGTGCGCTCCTTAGTAAAGATAAGAATCGCATCCACTGAATAAGTCGCACACAACACTAGAATGCCTGGTGGTGGTGGATTATTACAGCTCGTGGCGCAAGGAAAGCAGGATGTCTTTCTTACCGGAAATCCACAGATAACATGGTTTAAGATGGTGTATCGCCGCTATACGAACTTTGCCCTCGAGTCCCAGCAGATTTATTTTGATGGGGATCCTGATTTCGGAAAGCGAGTTACGGCACTCGTCCCTCGTCGGGGCGACCTTCTGGGCCCAATCGTTCTTGAGATTGTTCTCCCCTTTGTTACAATGAGCGATGGGTCGTCCGGCGTCTATGTGAACTCTATAGGATATGCGTTGATTGAAGAGATATCTCTCGAAATCGGTGAACAGGAAATCGACAAGCAGACCGGAGAATGGATGCAAATCTGGTCGACAGTGTCAACTCCCGCGGGTCAGCAGGATGCTCTGAACAATATGATTGGGCGCGTGGATGGGCTGAACACGCCTCCATCGGTAATCCCTTCACCCAGCTGTTCTGTGGGGGGCTACAAGTACGGGGCGAATAAACTCTATATTCCTCTCCAGTTCTGGTTCAATAAGAACCCGGGTCTCTATCTTCCTCTTCTTGCGATGCAGTATCATCCTGTCCGCATCAATATGAAAATCCGAGATCTCGGTTCTCTGATTTCCAACCCCAATACTGCCGATAGCTGTAGCACACTACAGCCGCTGCCCACCAAGATTGTAGATGTTCGGCTCTGGGGCGACTATGTGTACCTAGACCGCGAGGAGCGCCGACGCTTCGTCGCAAACACTCACGAATATCTGATTGAACAGATTCAGTACACGCCACAGGTGTCTATTCCGGAGGGCATCAACATCCAGAATGTGCGGCTCGAGTTCAATCACCCGATTCGGGAACTCTTTTGGGTGATTCAGCGCGACATCATGAAGAATACGCACGAGTGGTTCAACTTTGGCTCCACATCCGCATTTGAAGCGGGCATCTCCAGAGATATGCTCCAGGATGCGACCCTCCAAATCGATGGGTATGACCGGTTTGACGCACGAGACGCAGGCTATTTCCGCATGGTCCAGCCCTACCAGTATCATACGAGCACGGATGTGAAGAACTTTATCTATCTGTACAGCTTCGCACTCCGGCCAGAGGATATGCAGCCATCGGGCTCCCTCAATGCGAGCCGCATTGACAATATGAATCTTATGATGAATTTACGTCCCGATGCCAATGAGCCAATAACCTTAACGATTCCCGTCGTGGATGCAACTGGCGCGCCACTCTTGAATTTAAGTGGGGCTCCAATCACTCGTGAGATTCCGAATCCAGGCTATGCGCCAAATCGCGGCAAGGCGCATGTGGTCGTTTATGCGAGAAATCACAATGTCTTGCGTGTAGTGAATGGATTTGCGGGGCTTCTCTTCAAGATTTAGCTAGGATGTATGATTAGGAATGGCAGGAATGCCCGCAGGATTACCCGCAGGGATACCCGGTCTAAACACATCATCGCTTGTAGGAAAGGCTGCGAATCTACTGCCCGCTGGAGTACCCGGAGTAGATCCGACGGCAGTAGAGACAGCTAAGGGACTGGCCAAGGCAAAGGCTGCGCAGGGCAAGGCAGCTTCTGGTGATGCAGCCGGCAAGGCCTATATTCAAGGAATATTCAATAAGCCCATTCCTCTCTGGGCGCACAAGTTGCTAACGGGCATATTTCCGTTCGCAGCGTTTCAACCCATTGTAAATCTCATTCCTGGCCTCGGCCCCTTGTATCAGGCAATATGTGCCGTTGTCTTCTCAGCCTTTTATACGCTGGGCTCGAACGGTGCGAATCTTCTTGTCTCAGGCTCGATGGGATGGGGCGCAATGAAGTTCGCCTCCAATCAAATGTTGAAGGGCCTGTATTTTCTGCTAAGCAAGATGTATCCCGGACAGTGGTGGCTAGTCTACCTGAAGGCGTTTATCAAATACGCGAATCCTTGGTTTACCTTTGATATAATGCAGACGTATTCCCCGCGATTTTCTCGCGAGGGATACAAGCTGCCTTTCTTGAACAAGTTCTTAAATTCAACTATTGCTGAGAATGAGGTCACAAAACTCGCAAATAAAATGAAGGTCGATCAACTTGATGCGAATGGTAATGTGATTCTTACCATAGAACCGGATGAAAATGGTGTGCCGCGGTATGTTACAGGAGAGGAAGCTGCGGCAGCGGCGGCGGCGGCCGCAAAGAAGAAGAAGTTACGAGCCCCGAAGGTCCCTCCTGAGTGCCTGCCCAAATCTCTGACACCGAGGGATATTGGATTCAAGATTCCTGAAACGGATCTCAGCGGTATCCCGATAAAGGATGATGATGGCAACCCCATATACAAGGAGGACCCTGTCACAAATGAAGCGCAAATTGCCTACGGTCATATGAGTGCAACCATCACTGGGCTGATGTTTGGCTTTATCTATCCATGGTATCTGGAACTATCGAGTGCGATTCCACCGGAGATCCAACCAGTCTTAAGCTCATGGGCGGGCTGGGGAGTAACAACTATAGGGACACTGCTGGGCATTGCGGCAACCGCGAGTGTCGCCGGTATCTACGCCCTACCAGGCGCACTGCCGCAACTCAAGAAGCTGTTTGTCGATGTAAATCAGGCAGGCGGCGCTAAAAAGCAAAAAGGTGGGTCAACGCCGCTTCCTGATATGAACAACATTATACGGGAGGTGCTGGACAATACACGAGATGAGGTGCCAATCCAAGATGGGGGTGGAACTCCACTAGATACAGATGAAAGTGTAGTCTTTCTAGGGTCATTAGCGATTGCTTCACTCGCAGGCATTAGTCTCGCGGTCATGCGAAACAAGAAACTATCTCGCGAACGTATATAATGAAGCTCCTCATTTCTCACATTGAATTTGAACAGCTCATTGGTGTTCAGGACCCGGATCCTGGCGTGGTGCTTCCTCACTTTACGGTGATTTACTTTACGGCGACCTGGTGTGGGGCCTGCCGCGCACTGGACTTGACCGCTATAGAGGCTGCTGTGCCCGGCGCAAACTGGCTGAAGTGTGACATTGACCAGAATGACTATACTCCTGGATACTGCGGCGTTCGCAGCATTCCTAGCTTTATCATTGTCAGCAATAAGAAGGTTATTGATACATTAACGTCGAACAATACTCAGAAGGTGATTGAGTGGGCCTCGGGTCACGCGCTGCTCGCCGCGACTCCTCCCGCCAAATAATCAGACGTTCAAGCAAGATGGATACTGAATCCTACGATGTCATCATCGTAGGCTCCGGTATTGCGGGGCTCTATGCTGCCCTAAAGCTACAGAAGAAGGGTACACGGTGTGGTATTGTAGAAAAGTACAAGGAACTCGGGGGGCGCACAATGACATTCAAGCAGAAGATAAATGGCGTGGATCTACAGTGGGAGGCTGGCGCTGGCCGCATCTCGGAACATCATAAGCATGTGCGTGAACTGATGCGTAAGTACAAGCTGACCTGGGTGCCGATTGGAGGTGCTCCCAAGTTCGTAGAGGGCTATGGAGAACCGGTGGAAGAGGGAGAGTTTGAGTCGGGTCTCCCGCTGTTTTTCCAACCTCTGGAGGGTTTGCCTGCAGAACAGTTAGCGAAGCACACGATTCGTCAGCTCTTGACCAAGGTTCATGGGGCCACGGTGGCCGACGAGTATTTACTCAGATATCCGTATCGTGGAGAAGTGGATACCTTGCGTGCGGATGTGGCGCTTGAGACCTTTCGCCATGAGATGGGGCCCAATCAGAAGTTTGGAATCTGTGGAGAGGGGTTTTCGGCGATTGTAGAGGGCATGCGCGCAGAGATTGAACAACGGGGAGGGAAGTTTCTTCTCGGCCACACCTGCGTGGAAGTGGCGCAGAAGGGAGATGCCGTAACAGTCACGTGCTTAGTAGATGATGAACCAAAGACCCTGGAAGCCGCGCACTGTATTGTCGCGGTACCCTCATCTGCACTGAAGGCGATTCGCCCCTTTTCGACATGGAAGGGCTTGACGCGAGTGGCGATGAAGCCCCTGCTCCGTTTTTATGGAGTCTTTCCGCTGGAAGGGGGGAAACTCTGGACAGAAGAGTTTGGCCGCATAGTTACTCCCGAACCTATCCGCTATATGATTCCTGGAAATCCGGCGATTGGCTCTGTCCAGATATCCTATACCGATTCGCAGGATGCAGAGTTCTGGAAAGAGAAGTTGGACGCCGTGGGTGAGGCCAAGGTCGCTGAAGAAATCCTAGAACAGCTTCGGCGTCTTCTGAAGCCGGCCATTCCTGGACCCACCTTTGTCAAAGCCCATTACTGGGAGAATGGGGTGACCTATTGGCTACCTGGGGACTATGATCCAAGAGATGTCTCTCGAGAGGCATATCATCCCTTTCCTGCTATGCCTCGTATCCACGTATGTGGAGAGTCCTTTTCTCTTCGGCAGGCATGGACAGAAGGGGCGATTGAACATGCTGCGGGCCTCGTGAAGATTCTGGAGAAGAAACTTTCTCATCGTTGATACAGATATGGACGCCTTCTTCCTGGTTGTCCTTTTACACGTGACCGTCATTGTTCCCTTTTTTCTTTGGATAGGCTTTAATCGTGCTGCAACCCCCGAATGGATGTATTCGGTCCTCTTCGGGGCTGGTATTATTCTTCTTATGTATCACGGCTATAAGTTAATCACACGCCTTATCGCCGCTTCAGCGATTATCTGGGTAAGCTTGATTCACGTCTTTCTTATTGCGCCACTGATGCTGTGGATTGGATACTATGCAAAAAGAACAGAACGTCCTGCATACGAGATGCTTCTGATTGCGGCCTTTGGCGCCCTCGGCTACCACCTCTATAAACTCATTGTAATCTCGCAGACGTTTTTTCACGTAAAGGAACTCTAACTCATGAGCTCTGTGAGGAATGTCTGTTTCTCTGTAGGGAGTTGAATACAGCCGGTAGAGAGATGATAGAGAAGCGCTGCGGAGCTGTTACAGACTTTTGTACAGGCGGGGCACGTCTGATCCTTAATGGTGAGTTGCTCAACCTCCTCCTTACAGTGCTTACGCATGAAATGGAGAATCCGATTCGCCTTGGTCAATGTCTTATAAGGACAGCAGGGACATTTCAAAGAGGCCGTATCCTCCTTGGAATGCTTGGCCGCCACGTGGACGGCAAGAGTCTGGGCGTGAAGAAACTCCTTCTTACATGTGGGACATGTATGAGGGAGATGCCCCTCGTGCTTCTTCATATGGTAGTGCATTGTGTTCTGGTTCTTTTTCACCTCCGAACAGATGGTACAGACAAACTCGCCAGCGGCATTTTTTTGATAGGTATACGGCATGTGTACCTCGCTGCTTGAGCAGCGCAGGCTTCAATTTTGTTGCGGAGGTGCAGGCGCCTACTTGCCTACAGTTGTGTTGTAAGGTCGGCTCTGCCGACTAACTTAGCGCGCCCCACGTCCGAAGGACGTGGCTGCGCTGTAAGCTAAATACGCCCACCCCTTTAGGGGTGAACGTATTTTGGCACAACACGGTATCTATATTTGTATGTGATATAATAGATGTCAAATACGAATAAGAGTAGCAGTTGGATCACGCAGACGTTGAACATTAGGACTACTACAAACTTTAGTGCTGCAGCCGCAGCCGCAGTGAACAGCAGGAGTCTTACAATATCCCGTAGTGGTGGAAATGCAAATAGATCATCCTCGAGCCAAGCCGAAGTACAGCCTCTACTTACAGCGGTATTAACGGCGATTGCTGTTCCGGTTCCCCAACCACCGCTTATTTCACAGCCGACGGTAAATCTACAATATGCCGTATTTAGAGTGGTTGGGCAGACAAGTTGGACCGCACCCTCATCATGTATAAGTCCTATTCTATATTTTATTGTAGGGGGTGCGGGGGGAGGTGGTGGGTGCGGTGCACAACGTGGTTCTGCAGGTGGCGGAGGCGCAGGGCAGATAATACAGGATACCTTCACTATAGTTCCGAATGAAACATACATTGCGCTAGTAGGTTCCGGTGGTGCAGGTGGGAGGGCAAGTTCCACAGGCGCTATATCTAATCCTATTAATGGTACAGCGTACGAAGAAAATGGTCGTGGTGGCGGCTCCTCGGTCTTCAACTATGACGGTGTTCCTCCATCTCCTATTGCTAGGGGAGGAAGCGGAGGATTCAGGGCGCAACTCGCACCAGGAGGAGCAAATGTTGGGGGAAGTGTCCCAAGTGGGAGCAATGGGGGCGGTGGCGGCAATGGTGGTCTCACAGGTACATCTGGTGGTGGTGGAGGGGGTGGCGCAATTGGTTCAGGCGCGAATGGCACTGTATTAGCTGGTGGCGCAGGCGGTGCGGGAAGAACTATATCATTTCCCACGGTTAATTCGGGCGCAGATGTGACCTACGGAGTGGGTGGCGCAGGCGGGCTATACGTCTCTGGTTCAGGTGTAAATGGACAAGCTGCGATGGAAAGTACGGGATCTGGCGGCGGCGGCGGGGCCGCAGATACAGGATATGATGGAAGCGGTGGCAATGGTGCGAATGGAATAATAATCATTGTCTTTAGCGCTTAAAATGTGTGTTACCAGCGCTTGTCGCAGTGGCTATTATGACCTCCACAGCAGTAGGCTTCTCTAGAGAATCCTTCTTCTTTGGAGCAACAGGCCCCATGGTGTTCCTTTGCCGTTGGGGCCTTTTTGCCCGTCGCAGGGTCGTAGTAGAGGGAGCAGAACTTCTTGCCGCATTCCCAGCACCAGGACCTTCCGCAGCCCGCTCCTATCGTGAAGGTACCCCCAGTCTCCAGACCACACGCAAAGATATAGTTACAGGCCGCATCCTTTAGGGCCCAGCGCTCACACCACGGGCACTGCTTCGCATCATGTGTCGACATTCTGCTGTAAGGGAGGGCAAAAAATTGAACCATTAAACCGAGGATAGGGTGAATTACCACAGTTATGCATATCCTTACCCTTGCCATTGGAGAGGATTTCCGGAGGGCCCTTCAACCTGCGCTAAATTCGAAACGGGACTATGCTCACAGACATGGATACACCTACGTCCAGCGAGGTGAAGAGTTCTGGGACCGTGAGAGGCCGATTCCGTGGTCCAAGGTCGGCTTTGTGCTCCATGTGCTCGAAAGGCTTCCCGATGGAGAGCTTATCTTTCTCTCAGATGCAGATGTCTTGATCACAAATCCGGCTCTACGGCTGGAGGATCAGGTTGTCCCCCTTCTTCCTGCGAAAAAGGATCTTCTCATGACAATAGATGCGTGTGGTAATATTAATTCAGGAAATATGCTTATGCGTAATTCGCCTTGGCTTCGAGGTTGGTGGAAACGAGTTGGTGAGCAGGATGACCTCCTCTATCATATCTGGTGGGAGAATGCCGCAATGATTCGACTTCTTGAGACAGTCCCGGAGGATCTGGCCCGCACAGAGATTACGGGAGATCATGTCCGGTTCAACGCGTATTTGCGGGGACTTCCTGGTCAGACTCTGTGGACGCCTGGCTGCTTTCTCGTTCATTTTGCAGGAGTCTATAGCCCAAAGGAAATGGAGCGACTACAGGAAGAGATTCTTTCCGGGAAGGTGCCGCGGCTTCGTATGTAGGGTCTGGAGCCATCACAGTAGATTTTCTGCATCTAGTATATAATGAACAACACTACACGTAAGAACATGATGTCTGGTGGCGCCAAGAAGATGCCTGCGGTGGGAACCAAGGCGCAGGTGTATCACGGCACTGCGAAGCACACCAGCGGTGGGCTGACGCGCAAGGACCTGATGAAGACAAAGAAGGGGCGCATTGTTTCCAAGAAGAAGCATGCGGCGGGTAAGAAGGCGCTGAAGCGCCTGACTAAGGCGGGATACAAGGCAAAGAAGGGGACGTTCAAGCTGTTTAAGAAGTAAACAGCGATGGGTGAGGAGGAACGACGAGGCCTCAAGCTGTTTAAGAAGTAAACAGCGATGGGTGAGGAGGAACGACGAGGCCTAACATTCATTAAAATCTGGGGAGTGATCATAGAATGGCCTTTCCTCAGACCGCGCAAGTCCAAAAAGTCAATGTAATCAATGAGAGCACAGTTATCACGGATGCCGATGTAACAAAGATGGTTACGGCGCTGAATCAGACACTTCCCGCCTTTGCGCGCGATTGGAAGATCTTCATTGTACAGGCGACAGTACTTCCCAGGGAGGCTGTTTTGCCCACTGGCCCCACT